AACCCATCGAAGGCTGTAACGTGCCTTCACACGAAACACTTCTCCCGCGGCCCAGACTACGTCTCGGGCTGGGTTCTCTAAGAACCACTGGAATAGGTGTTCGTGCCCGTCGGGTTTGGTCTTAGATACCTTGTTTTCGACTACAAGGATCCTAGTTTCCAAACGGCAGAACTGCTCGTTCCACCGTGTGCGAGTCTGTCCTCTGTGACCCGACACAATCCCAAAAACGGTTGATTCCGAATCCTTTCTTGCGATGTCTTTTAGGTATCGCTGAGGAATGGTTTCTAGCAGGTGCCGTGAAGCATTCCAAAATCCTTTAAGATAAAGGTTATTGGCGCACTCCACGGTAGAAACCAAGGAATCCGGCTGACGAGGTTGAAAAGTAGTGAGGACATTAGCGGGCGTAACATTTTGCCCGATAAATGCGTCCATCCCACAGGACTCTCTAAAGTACCCTTTTGAAAAGGACTTAGAGATGTTCACTTTGAGCTGGAGCACTTCTAATATCTCACAAATCTCGTCGAATACGTACGTAGGGACTATCATATCGTCCCCATATACGCGGACATACTTAGCCGCATCAGACATCTTGGTTCCTGGATACTGCCATAGGATAACACCTATGCAGACCATAGAATACACGATAGTCTGAATTGGAAAAGTAAAGGCTGCGCCTTGTGCGGCAAATTTCTTCATCCGCACCACCGAACCGTCCGGAAATTGAACATCCGGAGTCCGAGCAGCATTGAGAACCTCCATGAAGGAATAATTCCTTCTGAAGGCACACTCAACAACTGCACAAGACAAGCGGTCCGATGCTGATGACAGGTCAATAGTCGAAGACAACCCGTTATCAGAGGCATCAAGAGCCATCTCTCTAGAAGGTTCCTGAGACCTAAAATCGATGCAATGTCTTAAGAGCGAATGCTTTACGTTCTCACGTAGAACATTCATAATGCCCTGTTGGACAAATTGCGACGATATTGGCTCCGAGGCTATTAACCTCGGTCCTTTAAAGTCTTTCGGAACACCGATTAACTTGCATGGAACTGAGTGGCGCGCCTCTGGCGTACCATCCCATATCTGGTGTGATACCAGAC